GGTGCTCAATTTGCTAATGAGATATATGCCGACTACTTTCCTTATCGTGAAGAAGGTATTAAAATATTAAATGATGAGATTAAAGAGCATTTACCAAAAGGTGATGACTTATCAATGACTAAGCAGGTTGAAACATCTACCGATATATTTAAAGGTGTTCGTTCATTTCTATACAATAGTACAAATAATAACCTCATGACTTGGGGAGCTACTAAGGAAAGAGCTAGATTATTTATAGATACTCCTACTAATAAAAGTTTGGCTAAGATTTTAAATAGTTTTAAAGGTCAGAGATGGTTTGATACAAATAGCTTTTTAAATAAGTTAGAATTTGATACAAATCAAGATGGTAAAATATCAAGTGTTAATTATGATTCTGCAATAGCTGAAAATTATGATGAGCGAGATATCTATAATGGATTTACTTATATGTTAAAAAACAATAACATAGTAGGTGAATTTAATGGCATTCAGTACACTCAGTCAATGTTAGCTAAAGAGTTAATAATGGCTGCATACTTAGAAGGTGGTATTCAAGGATCTAAACAATATTTAAAATATATTCCTGTAGATTATTTAGTATCAATGGGATTTGGTAATAATTTAAATGGTGTTAATTTTAGTTTCCAAGATATATTTGGAGGAACTCTTAATGAAGATGGAATAGCTATCTATGATGAACCATCTAATTTTGCTAGACAGTTCTTTCAGAATAATCCAGACTTATTAAAAACAGTAAACGATAATGATATTGTTAGAAATAAAGAAAAAGATAGCTTTACTATTAAGCCTGATAAAATAACATCTTATCAAAAATTACTACTTGATGAATTAGTTCCTGTTAAATTCTTAACTATTAAAGTTTCTAGAAAAGAAGGTAACTTTGAAATATATGAGTATGATGTAGCTGAAAATAAATATAAGAAGCTACCTATGTTAAAAGGTGCTTATGGATTTGTTCAATATGATTCTCAATCTACTGAAGTTACTAGTGTAGAACAACCACTTGTTAAGAATCCATCTATTTCAACAGTTAACCCTAAGTATACTATCCCAGGTACTAAGCCTAATGAAGAAGCAATTATTCCAATTCTTAAATCATTAAACATAGATACTAAGGAAACTGGTAATGTAGCATTTAAGTCATTAATGAAGACTTTGATTAATAGTGAAAATACAAACTCTTATAATAAAGAATTATTAATACATCTTAATAGTTTAACTGGGAATGAATCTATTAAACTAGTATATATTGATGATAAGAATGGTGGAGAGGCTAGTTATAACTCTGTTAGAAATGAACTTACGTTAAATAAATACGAACTTCGTAAGATAAAGACTGAAAGTAAATTAGCAAGTAATATTGCACATGAAACAATTCATGCATATACTTCTCAACTTATTAGGTTATTTGAAAGTAATCAGTTTGACAAGTTAACTGAAGAACAAGTAAAGTTAATAACTAGCTTAAAAGATTTACAGTCACAATACATTGAAAATTTAGTTAAAACAGAAGGTTCTGAAGGACTTGCTAATTTTAAAACTAAGTATTTTACATGGAGATATACTAGAGAGAGTAAAGGGTTCAGATCAAAATATACTCTTGCTCAATACTTAACTCAAAAAGGTGCAGATAATACACAAAATTTACCTCCTTTAAAAGAATCTTCTAAAGAGGAATTAAGTAAGTATTATGGAGCAATTAAATTAACAGAATTTGTTACAATGGCTCTTACTGATGAAGGGTTTCAAAAAGATCTTAATGAGGTACAAGATGATGCTCCTTGGTATCAGAAAATAAAAGATATTATTGTTAAATTATTAGAGTCATTAGGATTAGACGTTAAGCAAGGTTCTTTATTAGAGGCTGCTATTAACGATACTATCTTATTAACTAAGACTTATGTTAGACCAGCTGATGAGGTTAAATCTTTAGATGTTAATAGATTGAGTAAGTCTGCACTTACAACTAATGAGCCTTTGTCACCACAAGAAGGTGCAGGAGATAACTTGATATCAGTAGACGACTCTGCTTTTGAAGATACCTTTGAAGAATTTTTACTAACTTGCAAAAAATAATATTTTATGGCAGCATCTTGTCCAAACGATAATACTAAAGAGTGGAAACAGTTAGTTTCTCAAACAGGAGAAACTTTAGCAAAGATGGCATTCGTAGCTAATGGTTACGTAACACCTGATGTTAGACCACTTACTGAAATTAAGAAAGCAATAGGTTTTAAGTCAAAAACTGAAAACTTTGCAAAGATAGCTAGTAAACTAGGTAGGTATAATGCTAAAAACGGTACTTCTCATTCATTTGATCCAGTACGTATATTTGGAAATACTTTTCAGTTAACATTTAAACCTAATTATCTTTCTGTAAGTGAAGAAACAAGACGAAAGAAAATTGCTCGTAAAAATCCTAATTTTAGAGTAGAGAGTTATGATGAAAATGTAAGATATATTGAATATGCTCAACCCTCTACTGAAACAGAAGGTGGTTATTTTGATGTAAATGGTGATTTTAAACCACTTGCTGATAGAGAAAGTGATATAGATTATATGATTCCTTCTAATGAGGTTAATTATACTTTAAGGTCAGCTACAATTTTATCATCTGATAAAGGAATACAAATATTCAATAAAGGTCAAAAAAATAATTGGGATTTGAGTAAAATTCTTACAGAACTACAAGTTCCTAAAGAACAAAAACAAATTATATTAGATAAAAATATAAACGATAGAGAAGAAATTATTACATCTTTATTAGCTGATAATAGTTTTGTTGTAGAAGTTAAGACTGCTAAAGAACAGTCATTGGAGGATGATCCTAGTTTCTTTATTTACAATGATTCGGAATATCAAATAAATAATGGATATTTAAAAAATAATATTAATATAACAAAAGAAGAATATTACAAAGCTGTCAAGTCTTATCAAAATGAAAATAATAAAAATCCAACCCAACACTATGCTAACCTAACAGTTCCAGGAGGTACTAATTATACAGAAAATGAAATAGCTACACCAGGAATTACACCTAACATTAAAGGTCACGCACAGTTTAGTACTGATAATGGTATTGGATGGTTTAGAAGTGATGAAGAAGCTGTTACGTCTAAAACTAGTACTGAAAAAGATAATATTAGGATTGGACAATTAAAAGAAATGGGTTATTCTGAACAAGAGATTTCAGAAATGACCGAAGAGGATACTGGTTCTCAAGCTAAAGTGTTAGGAGGTACTAAAACCCGTAGAATACTAGAAGTACAATCTGATTTATTTCAGAAAGGTAGAGATAAAAGTAATTTACTTAGTAAAGGTGACGATTTTGGAAAAAGTTATGGAGGTTCAATACCTTCTGGACCTTTATTAGATAAAATTAGAGAAGAAGCAAATGAAGCTTACGACAAACCAACTGTAAAGGAAGGAACTATTGTAACCGTTAATGGTAAAAATTATGAAAAATCTAATGGTATGTGGTTTGAGCAAAAAATCAAATCAACAGATAATAGAAACAAATTCTTACAACTACTAAACAAAAAAGGTAATTGGGTTAATTTCTTTATTGAATCAATTGTTCAAGATAGTGTTAAGAAGGGGTATGAGAAAGTAGTATTTCCTACAGGAGAGACTGCTGCTAAAGTAGAAGGACATCAAACTATTGCTGATGAGATTATAAAGTTAGATGAAAAAATTAAAAGTATAGAGAATATTATAAAAAATCCTGAAGATTACTATTTAGCTAGTATTCAAGGCTATGTCGGTGAAGGAGAATCACATGGAGATAAAGAAGTTTTTCTAATTTTAATGAAAGATAAATTAGAAAAGGTTAAAGTAGAAAAGCAAGAAATGAAAACTCAAGGTTTAGAAAAACTTAAACCTATTGAAGCTTTCTACTCTAACAGAGTTACTAATATTCTTAATAAATTATACGACACTAAAGTTATTACTGATGAACATGGTAATACTTGGAATGAAGTTACCTTAGATCAGAATACTCAAGAGGTAAGTGATGATATTGATTTCTTAATCCCTTCTGCAAATACTGAACTAGTAGCATCTGAAACAATAAGAAAACGTAAAATAGATGCTGACATTGTTTCACTTCGTCATAAGCTAAATGAAAATATAGGAAATGTTGATGAAACATTATCTATTAAAAAAAGAATAGGGCAATTAGTAGATATAAGGAATAATGAGTTAAAAGGAGTAGATAAAAGAATACATGAAGCTAAAGATGCTGCTACTTTTTCAAAAGTCTTAGGGTTTGCAGATAATCAATTAAAAGAAATAGAGTTAATGTTAAAAAGCTCTACTTTAACTGCAGATAATGTACAGTATGCACAAAGAATAACTGATTTATGGATAGCTGCAGGTGATTTTAGTTCTATTGAGCATTTAATGTTAGATGAAGATGAGGCTAATACTCCAAGTATTCGTAACGCATTTGTTTTACGAAAGAACGAAGCAGAAAGGTTACAGTCTGACATAAAAAAACGCCAAAGAGAATTTATATCAACCTTCGTCAGACAATATACTGATGAAAATTTAGCAGACGAGGATATTTTCAAATTAGTAAAGGATGTAAGTTCTTGGAGTGCTAAAACATTAAATATCGCTAGGCATGATAATAATCTATTACAAGCAATATTTTTAGGTGTACAGGAAGCTAACATTAAAGCTCAACGAGAAGCTAATGTAGTATGGGAAGATATTGACGCATTATCTAAAAAATTCTTAAAAGCAACTGGTAATAGTTATAGTATTCTAAAACAAGTTACTGATGACGGTCTAGAAACAGGTAGAATGGTCAATAGATTTTCTCATGAATTTTTTGATATACGTAATAAATTATCAACTAGAGCATTTTTACAAAAAGATAAAAATGGAGTAATTAAAAAGAATAAAAAAGATATTGATACTTACTACGAATGGGTAAATAAAAATACAATTACTTTTGATACTCGTTTATTATTTGAAGATTCACAAAGCGATATAACAGATGTACCAGATAAATTTATATTTAAAGGTGAAGAAAAAGTAACATCTGCTAGAAAAGATGCTCACATTCAAGAATTAAAAAAACAATTAGGTGAAAAAGGATATGCCTTTTATATAGCTAAACAAGAGAAGAAAAATGAAAAGTTTAAGACAGATCGTGCTGTAAAGTACGCATCTATTCAATCTGACTTAAGTGATAATTCTCAAGCTGAAAGAGATGCATTCTTTGAGGAATGGTTAAAGGAATACTCTCCATACTGGGCAACAGCAATGCTTGAGAATCCTAAATTTCGTCAAAAAGCAGATAAGACATATTATACAGCAAAAGGAATTAGAGAGTATTCTGTACAAGTACCTAGAAAGTATGATTTAGTTAATAATGAAACTGGTTGGTACGATAAGAATTTTGAAAAGGTTGAGGCTAATGAAGATATTTTAAATTATCATAATTTTGTAATTCAAACTATGAATGATTTGAAATATACCTTACCTGACTCTCAGCAATCGATTTTAGGAGTAGGTGTATTACCTTATGTTGAAAAAAGTCTAATGGACTCATTTTCAGAAAAAGGTATGATGATGGGGGTTGTTCCTTTTTGGGATAAGTTTAAAGAATCATTAACTACTACTGATTTTGCTACAGAAGTTACTGAAGACATTAATCCAAGTACAGGTAAGATATATAAAAGTATTGCAACTCCTTTCGTAGAAGATATAGAAGCTAAGATTATAGGAATGGTTAATATAAGCATAATTGCATTTCAACAAGAAAATGGTAGTGAACCTTCATCTAAGGATATCGCTAATATGCGTGACCAAGCTAAGCATGAGTTATCTACTAATAAGTCTTGGGATATCACTAGAATAATGAAAGCTTTTGCACTTACTACATTAGCACACAAGCATAAGTCAGTAATTAAAGCAACAGTCGAAATGAGTGTTGATGAATTTAACTCATTGCATCCAAGTGAAACTAATAAGAAAGGTGAAGCAAAAAAACAAGCTGATGGTCGCTTTGTTGAAGATAAAGGTTCAGGAGATCAATTAAAGTCAGCTCTTAATTTTTCAATTAATGAATCTTTTTATGGAATTGCAAGTCGTAAAGTTGAAGCACCTTTAACTACGAAAATGTACAATAATAAGGAGAAAGCTAAAAAGAAAAAGCTTGAAAAATTATTAGAGAACGAAGAAAATGAAGAGAACATTAAAATTCTTAATGACGAATTAGATAATTTAGGTAGTGTAGTTACTGGTAGTGGAGTAGGTGATACTGTTCTTAAATATATGACTCTTAAAGGATTAGGTTGGAATACATTTTCTGCCTTTTCTAATATTGGTTTTGGTGTAATATCTAACCTTACTAATGCATCTGATGGTAGAGAGTATTCTATGACTCAAATGAAAAAAGCATACATGCTTACCGTTAATTCAATTGGTAGAAATGCATCATTTAATACTTGGGACGGTATAAATAGTAATGCCCTTAAGATTAGAACGATGATGGATCAATGGGATTTACTTCAAACTACGAATAAGGAGCTTTTTAAGAGTACTGTTACCACTAAAAACCCATTAAGTAGATTTGGACCATTTACTATGCAAGAGCGTTCAGAGTACTTAAATTATGCTCCTGTGATGATTGCAGCAATGATGAATTTCAAAGCTACTTCTCCAGATGGAGATTCTGTAGAATTATGGGATGCAATGGGAATAGATGGAAAGCTTAAAGAAGGATTTACTGCAGATGATGTAAATGGGAAACCATTTAATGAAATTAAAATGATTCAGAAGATAAAGAGAATCATTGAAATGAATCATGGTGATTATAATAATGCATTACAAGTAAAAGAAAAGTTCTTAGGTAGAGCTGCTTCTCAGTTTCGTACTTGGATGTTTGAAGGATTTGCTAGTAGATTTGAAAATACAAAAACAGATTGGGCACTTAGTTATGGTATGGATGAGCCTTATGTTCGTAAAGGAAGGTATAAAAGTTATACTCAAGGTCAGGCATCAGCAGCAGGAGCTACACTAGGAACTATAATTTTACCAGGAATAGGTACAGTAATAGGAGGTGGTCTTGGTTTTCTGGGAGGAAAATTTTTGAAAACGCAGAATAACCGATCTGGAATTAGTGATGTAATGTTTACTATTAAACAGTTAGCAAGAAAAGCAATGTTTCAAAAGACACAATTTGACGATGCTGATGGTGCTACAGGTTTTAGCAAGGTAGATGCTGCAAATATGCGTAAGAATATGACAGAGCTATATTTAATGGTAGCTTTATACGGTGCAATGTTATTGCTAAAAGGAGCTTCTGGTGGAGATGATGAAGAAAAGAAGAGTTTTGCTACTAATTTCTTATTAAATCAAGTCAATCGATTACAAACCGATATTACTTTTTATACAAACCCGTTAGGAGCTGAAAAACTTATGCAAACAGCACTTCCTATATTTCAAATATTAAAAGATTTTCAGAAATTAGGTGGAGATGTTCAACATTTATTTGATGATGATATGGAAAATGATACTTTCATATCTGGACCATTTAAAGGTAGTAATAAACTAGGAGTTCATCTTGGTGAGTTCTTCCCTGGTTCATCACAAGGAATTAGATTATATAGAACTGGAGATAAGGTATGGTAAATAAAAAGAGGGGTTTAATTGCCCCTCTTAGTTACCATTTAATTGTTTCACCGTATAAATCTATTAAGATTTTATCAGCTTGTTTAAAGTTTGGACAATTCCAACTTTTCTTACTATCAATATATTCAGAAGGATGGTCATATTTTAAAACATGCATATTTTTTAAATGAGGTTCTAATAATTGAGCCTCTTTTCCCCATAACATAAAAATAGTACCTGGTTTATAATCGATTATCGCATTTAATGTTGCTGAAATGAATTTTCCCCAAGGCTTTTTATGAATATTCTTACCCTCTACTCTAGTTGTTAATTGCTTATTGATTAAGAATACTCCTTGTTTTGCCCAATCTTCTAACGTAAAGTTAAAATCTAGGTAAAACCCGTCTTTATGATATTCCCTTTCAATACAATCATGGATTATACTAAGTTCTATTGAATAGAATTGTGAAACGAATTTATTCCCATACGCTAACCCACTAGGAGTAGTATTCATATAAGGTTTATCTCCAATTATCACAACTTTAACATCTTCCCATTTACATAATTTATAGGCATTAAAAATGTCTACTTTAAAAGGTTCAATGTCATTCATTACATACTCAGTATTAATAAAACCCATCAGTTTAGATGAATAAGGACTACGCAACATATCTTTTAGTTGCGTAGTCCATTTTATTCCTAATTTTTCAGTCCAGAAACGTTTACCTAGCTTAATCATAAAGCTTTTATTTTACTGGATTTTAATTTATTTGAATAAGTACATTCAAGTAGTACTTCTTTTGTTAGGTTTTCTTTTTCCTCATCTAGTACTCCCCAAACTTCTTGCCCATCTAAGTTAACTAATGATGTAGTTGATAACTCAGGTTCATCGATACTTAATCTTCTTTCCCAGCTCTCCTTTAGCTCATCTGCTTTACATAGTATTAATGGCACTATATAAGGTTTACCTGTGAAATAGTTATTATTAGTGATCATTGTTTTAACATCCTTACTAATTTCAGAATATTTCCCTTGTTTTATTAACTCATAGTCATCTAAATATTTATCTCTTATTTTAAATATAGTGACTAAGTAGTCATTTTTCATATACTCATCTACATAATTAGATAGTTCTATAAGATCACTATGAAAAGTGTCAAATAGTTTATCTTGATAAGATTTAATTACGATAAAAATATAAGGACCTTCATTATAAACTTGATTGTTTAAATCTCTATCGAATAGATATGAATTTAAAAACCTTGTAGTCATAATTAACTTATCTCCTGTGCTTTTTACGTCACATTTAAATAGTAGTTTAGGTATTTCTAATAATGGAAATATAAAAGTAGATGTTTTTGTGTATTTTACGTAGCTCATCTTACAATTTACATTTTTAATTCAACAATTCCATTACTTTCTTCATATTCCATTGGATAATCCCAATTACTTACTACAGTATGGTAGTTATACTTTTCAATAGCCTGTTTAACGCCCATTAACTTTCTACCATTTTCTAAAGTACCTCCAAATTTACCAATGTTCAACACTTCATCTGTAAATTGAAATATCATAGGTAAATTATTCATATCTTTCTCTACAACTATGTATTGAAATGGCAATAATTCATATCCATCTAACAATAATGCTCTGATTTTAGAGTTCTTTAATAATCCAATTGTGTAAAAAGCACCTTGAAAGTCATATCTATATTTCCAAAAATCATAATTAAAACCTAATACAGACTTACCAGTGTATTTAAAATCAATAGGTTGTATTGTTTTTTCACCATGATCAATATGAACTTTATCTAATTCCCCTTTGCACTCAAGTTCTCCTATTTTAAATTGTACAATAAATCTATCAATAGATTCAATAGTATCTGATTTAACAAAGTACTTCTTGATATACCGATCGTTCTTCATTGCAGTTACACAAATAACAGCTTTATTATACTCATCTTCTTGAATGATTGTCATTCCTTTAGTTACGCTTAAAATATTAAAATAAGCCTCACCAAGAACTTGGATTTTACTAATCTTAGTATCATCTTTCCATCTAGGTTGATAATCATAAGTTTTACAAGCATCTAATATTACAGTGTTTAATTTTATATCAATAAACGGTAATATTTCTTCAGATTTGACGTAATCGTATACATACCTTACTATGGATTTAACTGTATCACTTACATTATCCTCTCTCATCACATAATATTTATCCATTATTGTTTTTGGTGACAATAACATATCATCTACAAGTCTTCCAAATACAAAATGTTCAGGGGTAATATCAGGTTCAATCCTATCCCTTGCTTTAATATATGCTTGTGGACTAGTTAGTATCTTCTTTAGGCTACTTTGATTGACCTTTTTTATTTTTCTATATTCTTCATCCATATTATTTAGTTTTTAATGTGTATACTAACTTTCGTTCTTTTAATGTCTTAACTTCTCTAAATTCATAAGATGTCTTTGTTAAATAAGCAATACTATCATCTTTGATAATCTTCTTTTTTACAACTACGTCATCTAAACATTTTAACCAAACTAACGCTAAATTACCAATGTCCCAGTTAGGTTCATAATCTTCTCTTGCGGGTTTCCAACTTATATATTTATCTCCAGTTTTCTTATCAGTTAATCGTTTTACATTTCCAAAGTTAATGGGAGCGTAGACAATCAATGATGTTTCAATAGGAGATTTAATAAGTAAATCATTAGGAATATTAGATTCAATATATCTATGCATTGTAGCAACTAATGCTGCTCTAATGGAAAAATGACCACTTGCATATAATTTATTGTAACCAATCTTTATCCATTTTTTTTTAGTTTGAGGAATATGTGTAATAAATTCAGGAAATTCTAATATAATTTCTTTCTTTATTTTCATATTATTTCTTTTAATTTTTTATTAAACTCTTTTTTTGACTCATTAGTCCCTATTTTTTTTACTAGATCTGAAAAATCAGTAACTCCTTCTAGTTCAGGCATAAAGAAATGTGGAATATCATATGTTTTTGTAAAATCCTCAGCTAATCTTTTACCTGCTTTATCATTATCAAATAAACATACTACTTTTATGAAACGTTCTTTATATTCATCCATTACGGACTGTTTCATCATTACGGACTCTGATTGTAATCCTACACTAGGTAGTCCAATTACATCTTTAATACTCATTACATCCTTTAAGGATTTTGTAATAATTAACAACTCCCCATTACTAGGTAATTGACTATAACCTTGATGTACACTATAATTGGCATTATTCATCCATTTATAACGTTCATTGAAAGGTTGGTATATTTTATATGATACTTCTTCATCTTTAAATTCAAGATAGGCATATGTCAACTTATCTACTTTTGAAGAATCACCATTAAAAAATACATATTCGATAGGTTTTACATTGTAAAAATCTAACGTATTCTTTGTTATTCCAAAGCTTCCCCAAAATTTAGCATCTCGTAATTTCCACTTTCTGCTTTTAACACCAATTTTAACTTGAACCTTCTCTACAATTTTTTTACTTCTTATTGTTTTCTTACGTTCTTCAGTAATTTCTACAACAGATAGTTTAAAATCATATGTTATTTTAAATAAGGTATCTCTATAATCTAGTCCGAATAGCTTACGTACAAATACTATACAATCGCCACTTTCTTTAGTAGCAAAGTCATAGAACATAAGTGCATTATCTTCACTTTTATGATAATAAAAAGCAAATGATGGAACATTATCGTTCCTTAAAGGACTGTTTATCTTAACCCCACTCGTTATTTCTTCTCCTGTATAAAAAGAATAAATTTCCTCTTGAGATACTACTTTAAGAATATCATCTTTTGTAATTTGTTCATTATAAACAAAAGAATTTAAATTAATTTCTTTCATAGTGATAATTAAAAAAAGGGAGACCTTTCAGCCTCCCTTAATAGTTAAAATAAATAGGTAATCTTAATCCCAATCATCATCATCAGTTGAAGTTGATTTGCTACCAGAAGGAGCTCCTGTTGAAGCATCTTCTTCTAATCTCATCATTGAATCTAAGTCACCTGCTTTTAATCTAGTGGACTCAATAGCTACACTCATCGACTCCATAAATGGAACCCATGAACGAGGTTGAATGAACTTTTTACTGTATTCTTTAGTACCGTAGTTAGCAAAGACTCTAAATTGTCCTGCTTTTGGTAATCCCTCTCTAATAAGCTTCATTACACCGTTCAACATATCTTCAACATTGCTAAAAGCAGGAAACTCAAATTTATCTCCTAATACTGCATGTGCAATATGCTTTAAGATTTTACCTTGCTTAGCAGTTTGTTGATCAACAGTCTGATACTTAGTATCTTCTTTAATGAACCAGAATGAACTATTACACGATGCTCCAACTGAATCAGTAAATAATACTTTATAATCTGGAGCATTAGCATTGTCATCTTTAGTTTTCTTAACTAAACTAACAGTAACTGCTTCTACAATACCTGCATTACCTCCGTTAAATACCGCTTTACCTGCTTTTTGATTAAACGATTCATCATTTAAATTTATACTCATAATCTTTAATTTATTTTAATTTAATTTATTTTATTTTAATTCCAAGCTTCTTCTTCAGTATCGTCATCTACACCTTCTCCTGCAGCAGAAAATACTTCTTTTCCAGTACCTTCATTAGCAACAGCTTCTTCTTCTGCTTCAATCATTGATTCATTAATCTCTACTTCATCAGTAACATCATTAATAACCTCATCGATAGTATCATCGATAGTATCAGCGATAGCATCATTAGTAGTTCTACTAACTGTAACAAGTCCTTCACCTTCTACATTTGATAAATGTAGATAATTTTCTACATCAACATCTAAGATGTTAATCTTAGCTATATATTCATATAGTTTCTTATTGCTAAGAGTACATGTTTTTGTAAGTGCGAGTCCATGATCTACCTCTTCTGCAAAAGATTGCATAAAGATATTATTATCTTTACCGAATCCGATAGCGATATAAGATTCTCCTCCTACTAGTCCTAATAATTCTTGAGCAGCTTTATTAAAACTCATTTTACGTCCTGCACCGATTTTATCTAATGCACTCATTGTTACAACTGGTGTTGTAAACTTTTCTACTTTTGCCGTTCTTTGGGTTGGCACTCCCCATACTACTTCACTCATATTTATTTATTTATTTATTATTAAAAATATTCAGTAATAGCTTCATTCACTATTACTAAATCATTTGGTATTTCATCTGTATCGAACATGTCGATAGGAGTTTTACAAGTATCTACACCTGAACTCTTTGTTCTAAATACGTGCTCATTAGGTTGTCCTGGAGCAGTTTTTATCTCAGCATATAATACTATTGAACTAAAGCTCTCAGGAGTCATTTTCTCTAACTGTTTCCCTTGTACTGCAATTCTCTCTTGTGGAAATCCTGCTTCATCATAATGTGTTTCAGGATGAGCAAATAAGTACACGTTTAAGTCATCTCTCAATCTCTCATTAATAGTATTAATTAGATCGTATTGACTACCGCTTAAATTACCCCATTTCTCAAATCCAGAATTACCTCTAAAACCTTTACTCATTACAAAATCTGTCATAATTCTTGACCAAGTATCTATAATGATAGTCTTAATCTTTTCATCCTTATGACATTCTTTTAATTTTTTCATGACTTCTACAACATCTGAAGATTTTATATAGTTTCCTTTAGCTTCATTGTACTTGTCACCGAACTTCTTAAAAGGTAATGGTTTTTGATCAGTATTGATAATTACAGTTTCATCAGGATTTAAATTCCTTAAACTGGTAGATTTACCCATACCACTTTTACCTACGATAAATATTAATTTACCCATAATTGTTAATTTATTTGTTTGTTTTGATTATACTATCCTCTCTCTAATTAGGAGTATTAAAGATACGAAAACTATGACTTATCAGCAAGTATTTCATGCTTAATTTCAACACTTTTCTTCTTCCTTTTCCCCCACGTAATCCCTCTTAAATAAGGAAATTCTTCTTGTATTAATCTACTTGCTCTAGATATTGAATCTAAGTACTTTACTTCACGTTTCTCCATATCTTGAAGAAACTCTTTTACAGTTTTACTAGTATCGTAACCTATTGCTTTTAGATATTTATAATACAATTTTTCATTTGAATCTCGGAGTTTTGGATATTTTATAAGTTGTTGTTTCACCCACGGTTTTTGCTCTATTATCATAGTAAAATTTATTTATCTACATAACTAAACAGTTTCTCTAACCATTTATTTAAGGTAGCTGATGATTCTTTTACATTACGTATGCAATCTTTAACATTCTCTTTAGGATACCATATAACATATCCTTTATGAGTACGTAAATCAATGCTTAAACCACTAGATTTATTACCTAATGGTTTATCCCCTGTGTACTTAACCCAAAAGTGCATACCATTATTTTTAGTAGTGTAATGCAATGTTTGAGCTAATTCAAAATTTAAATTATCAGGAATATTATCAAAACCATCAGCATCTCCATGTCTATCAACATCTATAATTACATATCCTTCTGAAGGAGAAACAGCCAGAGAGAATCCCTCTGGTACTGTTCCTTCAAAATAAGTTTCACTAGGTAGCATTCCCCATTTAATTATAGGACGCTTACCTCTTGTTAAGAAACTCTTCATAACTAAAATTTATATATGCGTTTAGCTTGTTCAGTTACCCAATAAACTCCATAGTCATTTGCTATAGCATAATTAAAAACTCTTACTAGTTCATCATAATACATTCTTGGATCTACTACAGCTTGATCAATTGCTTCTTCTAACTCATCAATATCTTCTACACCTATATGTAAACCATATCCTGAGAGAATACAAGAGTCAGAATTTACACTACTGTCTCCACCATGAAAATCT